TGGTATTACCAGATTCTGCACCGCTACAACGAGGCTATTGCGCTGGACTACGTGATTCCGTTTCGCGTTATCACGCCGGCCCCACGCGGCGGCGACGCCCAGTCCTCTGACCCCGTGCATACGATTAATTTGTCTAATTTTACCGCCCGGGTGCAGTCCATGCTCCGGGCCCGCAGAACTGACCCAGCCCGGTGGAACGTGCTGCCGTTCCCTGTGAATTATCAGGCGCTTGGCGGAGATGCTAGCCAGCTTGCGCCGAAAGATTTGCTGGACCAAGGCTTAGAAACACTATTGAAGTGCATCGGCATGCCAGTCGAGCTTTTTAACGGTACGCTGTCGTTTCAGGCAGCGCCCGCCGCGCTCCGGCTTTTTGAAGCGAACTGGAGCCACCTACCGCACAACATGAATCGCTTCCTCACCGACCTAGCGGACCACATCGCAAAGGTCATGTCGTGGGAGCCGGTTGGCGCGAAGCTAACGCGCGTCACGCACGCTGACGACCTCAACCGACAGATGGCCAAGCTGCAATTGATGCAGGGCCAGATGATCAGCAAGACGACGGGCCTGAAGAGCGTAGGCGTAGATTACGAAGAAGAAACAAAGCGCATGCTCGAAGAAGAGCGCATTTACGCCGAAGAGCAAGAGCGCATGCAGAAGGAGATGGAGCAGGCGCAGCAGATGAAGGACCTGTCGCAATCGCCAAATATGATTGGCGGCGTGGGGCAAGCCGGCGCTGGAGCAACAGGGATGCCGGCACCGCAGGGTGGCGCTCCGGCCCCGGCCGGTGGCGGCGCGCCGATGGGCCCCGGACAGCCTACGCCTGTTGATCAGTTTCTCATGCAGCGTCAAAACTCCGGCAGCATTCCTCGCACACCTGAAGATTTACAGCAGCAGGCGCAACTTATTGCGAATCAGTTGCTGTCGTTGCCGGAGGCGCAGAAAGACTCTGAACTCATCAAACTCAAGCGCGGCGATGCGACGATGCACGCGCTCGTTACAAGCATTATTGATGACATTCGACAACAGGCTCGTTCTCAGGGCGGCGCTATGGTCATGGCGCAGCAGTACGGACAGCCTGCGCCCGCCGGGATGTAATAATGAGCATCGGCATCTACACGCACTACGCCCAGTGCGACCAAGCCTATTTTTCTGTCAGGCTAGCTGATTTTTTGCGGGACAGAGGTTTTGAGTTTTCTATCTATGCCGATAATCAGCCGGCTAAGCTGAAATTGAAGTACGACAATCGCGTTGTACACAAAACAAAACAAACGTTTACAAACTGGGCCAAAGATAAATCTGCGATTGTGTGGACACACATTCCGCGGATTGAACAAATTAACTACGCCCGCCGCAACAACATTTTGACCGTACTGGTTCCGATGTGGCAGGAACTCAATGCGCCGTTTCGTAAGGCGGCGCGGCAAGCGGACCATGTTGTTGTGCTGTCCACCGAGTGCCGCGAGCTATTTTCCAGCGTCTATAAGTTTCGCAACGTGACGCTGATTCCGTTTGATACTGGCTTGCCGGTCACCAAGAAAGACGGCAGCATTAACCACCGCAAAATAAAGTTGTTATTGCCTTGGTTTGACCGGAACGCTAGGTGCACGCAGAGCGCGTTTCTTGACTATCTTGCGTATTTAATCGAGCGGATGCCAGAAGCACATTTGACCGTGTGCGTGTCGTCCAGCAAATTTTCGCCGGCAATAGCGAAGTTTTTTCAGCGGCTCGGCGAAAAGACGGGGCGGGTTACGCTGCGGCGAAATGTGTCAGTGGCCGAGCGACCGGCACTTTTTACCAGCCACGATTTAACGGTATTCCCAGCGGAATGCGACAATTTTGGCGTCTGCAATCTAACGTCTATAAATTGCGGCACGCCAGTGCTCACATTTGCTGTATCCCCCCAGACTGACTTCGTTTATCCTGACGCAAACGGAATGCTGGTCAAAACCAAAATAGATTTTGACGAGCACGGCGTGCCTCACGCTGCGCCAGATTACGAAAAGTTTTCTGCAGCGCTGCAGACGCTTATTGCAGAACCTTGGCACCTCGACAACATGAACAAAAAAATCAACTATAACCTCAACTCGCGCCGCAAATCGTTTGAGCTTGGCTGGCAGTCGGTTTTGCGGCTTGTCTGAAGTTGAGGGTGCATGGAGGCACCCGTGAAAAAAACAGATGAACTGTCGCTGGAAAAAACACTGCAATTTGCGGCGACGTGCTATACCGCCCGCACAACCCAAGCGGGCGATGATTTGCTGTCGCATGCGAAGATGGTCGCACAAAGCGCCGAAAAAATAGCGAGTCGGCTTTACCAAGATATGCGGGCCGACTACATGCCGGAAGATACGCGGGACAGCATAACGGCAATTGTGCATTGCAGCGTTTTGCACGATGTATTGAATGTTAGTGCTTGTGCGTTTGAAAACGTCGCCGAGGTGGCGAACGTGCAAATAGCCGCTATGGTCGCCGCCCTCAGCCGCGATTTCCGTCTTGTCGAAACAAAACGCGATATGGAGTTTCGCGGGCGTTTGAGCCAAAGTCCGGTTGGGGCGCAAATTGTGGCTGTGGCAGACATTCTCTGTACTGCGCAGTCTTTGATGAAAGCGGTCGATGTCGTGGGCCTAGCAATAGTTCCGAAAGCAAAAAAAATACTTGCCCAGCTTGACGGAGATTTGCTGGCGATTCACGCGGCCAGCAAGTACTATGTGCTGCGCATGTACACGCATGCCGCGCGCAATCTTCTGTCTGAGATCAGTCAGAAAATCAAAGCCTGCAGGCAGCGTGCTAAGCTAGAGAAGATTGTTTTGCAGAGCACAAAAACGTTGCGGGACTCGGTCGCCGCGGAGAAAAAAGCAAAGCGGCGCGTCAAGGAACAAAAGCAAGAGGTGCGATATGCCAGTAAACGAAATGCTCGCCAAGATTCAGAGTGACTACCAGCAAGCAAATCCGCAAGACAGTTACGCTGCAGGGGTCTTGCAGGCTTTTTGCGAATATGCTACGAAATGGCTCAACGACGCCGGATTAGTTGGTGTTGGGCACACAACTAGCGGGATGTCTTTGCGCTTTTCGGATGGCAACGAATATCTTTTAACTGAAGCTCCGCCGACTGAAGTGCCAGTAGCCAACATGCCCGCTTTTTCTATTACTGGTAACAGCAGCGGTAGTGTGCGATCGGCGGGGGCTATGCAAGATTCATCCGTTCGGATTATGGGCAACTTGTAAGAAAGGGTGTTTGTGTTTATCTGTTTTGAGGGCATCGACGGGGCGGGAAAAACCACACAAGCCCGCCTGCTGTTTCAGGCGCTGAAAGAAAAAGGATTCAGAGCCGAACTGGTAGCCGATCCCGGAACCACACAGATCGGTACGGCCATCCGTCAAATTCTGCTCAACAATGACGGGCCTATCACGCCGCTCGCGCAAATGCTTTTATTCTCGGCCGCGCGCGCAGAATTGGCCGCGTATATGCGCAAAAAGATGCGCGATCATGTGATCATCTGCGACCGATGGCTTCTGTCGACGCTTGTCTATCAGGGCGTTCTTAACAAAATTAGCCCGAGCCTGATTGTTGACATTTTTGATCGGACGACCGGTATCGAGCCTGATATCTGTTTCTTGTTGGACATTTCTCCGGCGGACGCAAAAAAACGCATGGGCAAACCACGCGACCGATATGAGCGCCGCTGCATGACCGACCGTAAAAAAATGCGCGACGCTTACTTACTGTTCGCCAGCGAGGATTACGCTGACGTCACGCACGTCATCAAAGCGACCGCTGCGCCGCAGACAACACACCAGCAGATACTCAAAACTGTATGTGCTGCGTTATCCGGGTCGAAGGTTTGTACGCCAAAAAGAAGGGATTCTAAAAATGGCAATAATGGTCGCGCCCGAAATCGCCGCGCAAAAACGCGAGCGTGATTACGTAATTTTTGTCTCTAAGGAAGAGGCACGGCGGCTCGAAAAGCAACTACTGGTCAGCCCGGAAAATTTAACGGCTAACCGGGCGCTTCGTGTAATTTGCTTCATGCTGCACGCGATCGCGCAGAAATACGTGCCCAATAGCGCGACTACGTTCGAAGATTACGCCAAAGTCTTGCACTGTACAAAATTGTTGCAGGAATTGGGGTTAAAACCAGAAATTTCGCCAGAGCTTGGCGCCGCGGTATCGGGGGTGGGTTTCGAGGTTGTACGCAGTTCTTTTGCGTATCGGCAGCTTCGTAATAAAATGATAGCTGGTTTATCCGTTATTGCCGATTTAACTGAGCGACCGGCCTCACCCGGGACAACTGACTATCAAAGCGGACTTCGTGAGGGTTACCGGCGCGCGAGTGAAATTGCTGCAATGTTCCTCGAAGACATCGACGGCGGTATTTGACTATGGAACCACAGAGCGTTATTGACCAGCTAAGCGATCTGAATCCAGACGCGCATCTGTTTGAAAATATGGCCTCGGCGCTTATTGGAGTGGGTTATCTTGGCCACAAAGAGCCCGTAGCTGTATACAGCCGCGCAAAAATTTATGCCAAGTTGCTTGCTGACGGTCTTTCCAGTGAAGACGCGGACGAGTATTTTTACGGAAAATTTGTGAATACGTGGGCAGGCGATAACACCCCGGTCATCATTGACGACACAACGGAGAATTAAGTTCTGTGGCTTCAGTCATTGTAAATTCTGCGGACACCATTCAGTTCGTAAACGTAAGCGGTAAAGACGTCAAAAAAGACCCCACGCTTATTGTGCAAGGCGGCGACTGGGACACAGGCGATAGCGTCGAAACTGGAATTACTTTTGACGTTTTCGGGTCGCAAACGCCTATACTCACCACGGCGAACGCTAGAAAATTGGCGCAATGGCTGACAAAAACAGCCGATTTGCTCGACGGCGTAAAACACACAAAGAAAAAACACCCGAAACCACGCTACGAAGACGACGATACTGACGATTTCTTATCGCAATACTAGGCCGATTTGTGGTTGCTCGTGCGGCGTATTAAAATAGTTACCGTCGGGTGTGTAGGAGCGCGTAACTATGTCAAATACAAAAATTTCCGCCCTGCCAGAGAAGGTTACGCCGTCTTCTTCTGACCTAGTCCCGATCGTAGATAAATCCAATCCGTTAAATCTAGCCACAAAACACACCACGATCGGTGCATTGCTCGCTGTTGCTGGGCCGGTCGCCGGCGCGACAGGACCCCGCGGCGCAACCGGGCCTATCGGCCCGCAGGGCGCGACGGGTCCGGGCGGTATTCAGGGCGTACAAGGCCCACATGGTGCAACGGGGCCTCAAGGACCGCAGGGCCCGCAGGGCGCACAAGGCCCACAGGGCATACAGGGTGTAGCCGGGGCTGAAGGAGCTTCTGGCGCGACGGGACTTCAAGGTTCTGCTGGTGTTGATGGTGGAGTCGGAGCCACCGGTGCCGTCGGTCCGCAGGGCGCCACTGGGCCACAAGGCGCTCAAGGCATAACGGGCGCAATCGGTCCTGTTGGCGTAACTGGGGCAACAGGTCCGCAAGGCGCCGTAGGCGCTACCGGTTCAACAGGCGACACCGGCGCAACTGGTCCGCAGGGCGTTACAGGCGCCGTCGGTCCGCAGGGCATTCCGGGCGAACAAGGCGCGACTGGTCCGCAGGGCGTTACAGGCGCCGTCGGTCCGCAGGGCATTCCGGGCGAACAAGGCGCGACTGGCCCGCAAGGTCCATCAGGTGTTACGCACTTAGAGTTGCTTTCGGACGTTACGATCGGCACAAAAGCCAACAACGACACGCTGACCTACGACGCCGCCAGTGAGAAATGGAAAAACAAGCCGCAGGCCACACTGACCTTGTCTGGCGACGTCTCGGGTAGCGGCACGACAGCGATTACCGCAACAATTGCTGATAAGGCTGTAAGTAACGCCAAGCTCGCAGACATGGTCGCGAACACGCTTAAGGGGCGGCAGACTAGCAATGGTGTTCCTGAAGATTTAACGGCAGCGCAAGTTAAAACATTGCTCGGCATCACGCCAACTGATGTCGCTGGTTTTGACGCACAGGTCAAGCTCGCGCGTCTTGACGAAATGGCTGCGCCGACCGCAAGCGTCGGACTGAACGCGAACAGATTGACGGGAGTTGCTAATCCTGTTGAGCCTCAAGACGCCGCAACCAAGGCATATGTCGACGCCGCGCGGCAGGGTTTAGATGTCAAAGCGAGTGTACGCGCCGCCACGATAGAAAATATCACACTGGCGGGAACGCAAACGGTAGACGGTGTTTCGCTAATCGCCGGTGACCGTGTGCTGGTGAAAAATCAGACAGACGCCACGACGAACGGTATCTACGTTGTGGCAGCCGGGGCGTGGTATCGGGCGGACGACGCCAATAGCGCAAGCGCCGTTAACGCCGGCCTGTTTACTTTTGTTGAAGGCGGCGACACAAATGCGGACAGTGGCTGGGTGCTGACCGCAGACCAGCCGATCACTCTTAACAGCACAGCGCTTACGTTTGTGCAGTTTTCTGGTGCCGGTCAGATTACGGCTGGCGGCGGCCTTACTAAGAGCGGCAACACGTTAAATATTGTTGCGGCGGGCGGAGTTGACGAAGAAGACCCGCCGCGGATCGTTGTCAACGCCGACAACATCGACCTTGCGACAACGGGTGTAGTACCGGGCGGTTATACGCAGGTTTCAGTAGACGCTTACGGCCGCGTCCTCAATGGCGAAAATTTTACGACAATCGAAGAATACGGCCTTACCGACGCCCAAGAGTTGATCACCGCAACCGGTCTTTTGAAAGGCAGCGGCAGTGGCAACGTATCAGCCGCGCAACCGAACGTCGATTATCAAAGCGTTATCAACGCTACTGGTATTTTAAAGGGCTCCGGCAGCGGCGCGGTTAATGCTGCTGTTGCAGGCGCAGATTATCTAGCCGCAGACTCGGTTATTGACGGCGGCGTGTTTTAATTACTTTTGGGTGCATGATGCCGAATATTATCCGCCACAAACGAAGCACCGTACCGGGATTCTCCCCCGTGGCGCCAGACCTCGTAACAGGCGAACTGGCCGTAAACGCTGCAGACGGTCGTATATTCACGCTGCTGACGAACGGAGCAGTTGTAGACGTTGCGCTGCCGGTTGAGGTCGACGGTGGGCGAATCGTTATTCCGAGCGCCGTTGTCGCGACAGGATTTAACTCTGCGAATTACGGCGTGAACGCGAATTGGAATATGTCGGTGGCCGGTAACGTGCTGTCTGTCGGAGCGACTGGTGGCCCGAGCGCGTACGGCACGTTCGACCAATCTGGCAACGTCTACGAATTCTTACAAAATGGAACAGTGCGCGGCGGCTCATACGCGACTGCTGTTTCTGCGTTGAGCAGTGTGCCATCCGCCGCCTCGCCCGCTGGAATAAGCCCGAGCGAAGTTGGTTTCCGCGTCGCGACGCGATCTAATCCCGCCAGTTTGCCAAACTTTGTACCCGTCGGCGATGCGGGCAATACGGCTAATTTTAATGGCGTTGGTTCCGTGACGTACTCCTACTTCACAGGAAAGTACACCGTCACAAACGACGATTATATCGAGTTTTTGAATGCAGTCGCCGCCTCCGATGACGATCAAAAATACTGGCTCGCGGTGCCCGGCGGGGATACGCAATGGACGTCAACGCGCGGAATTGTTCGGAGCGGCGTTTCGGGTAGCTATACCTACGCCCCGCAGTTAAACATGGGCGACAAACCAGTTAATTACGTATCACTCGCGTCCGCCGCACGATACTGCAATTGGTTGCACAACAATTACGGTGACACAGAAACTGGCGTGTACGCAATGGCCGGCCACGTGATCGGACAACCGCTCCCGCCCCGAAATAGCGCTGCAAACTACTTTATACCGACTGAAAACGAGTGGTATAAAGCGGCGTATTACAAAGGTGGTGGGGCGCAAAGCGGCTATTGGCGGTATGCCACCCAATCCGACTTTTCGCCGGTTGCCTTATGCGCAACTAATATTGGTAACGGCAGTCTTGAGCTTTGCGGCGGAACGGCTGTCGCGACGGCTTCGGGCATCGCTACCGTCACCCAACTCAATGACGTTATAATTGCGTCGCAAACCACGTAATAGAATTTTAGTCGTATCACAGGGTTTTTTAACATGGCTAATGTAAAGATCAGTCAATTACCGGCCGGTACTCCCACCGTCGACTCCGTCATTGTTGGCGATAACGCTGCCGGCACAGTCACCGAGAAGTACACGCTGGGCGACGTTGCGGCACTCGCTGTGAACGCTGTCGTGGATACAGCCCCAGAAGCGTTAAATACATTAAATGAACTTGCGGCCGCGTTGAACGACGACGCGAACTTCGCCAGCACCGTGACGAACGCGCTGGCGACGAAAGCCCCCATTGATAGCCCGACATTTACGGGCACTGTCGGTGGTGTAACTAAAGATATGGTCGGCTTGGCCAACGTCGACAACACCAGTGACGTCAATAAGCCGGTCAGCACCGCGCAACAAGCCGCGCTCGACCTCAAGTCCAATGTCGGCCACACGCACACGCTTGCGGAACTCAATAGTTGGCTTTCGCAGCCCGGGACACGAAACATCTACGTGGATAACGGCCGCACCGACACCTACACCGAAGACGGCAGTCAGTATCGTCCCTATAAGACCATGCGTTCGGCTTTGGCGTCTGTTTCTAGTGCGTCGTCGCAAGCGGACATGAACGACAGGACCAAGCGATTTTATTGCTTCCGTATCGCTCCGGGCTTTTACGACGAAGAGGCTGGCGGCACATTAAATATTCCGGTCCGCCCGGTTGTTGTGTTTGATGTGACCGGTGGCGCCACGCTCAAAGGCAACTATTTGTGGAGTCGGCCATCGGGCTTGGTCCCTGCTAATAATAGCACTGTGTTCAATACCGTTACCGCCGCGACTACGACCGGCAGCAACACTATTATTGTTAGCACATCGCACGCTAATTACAGCCGACTCAAGGTTGGCACGATTATGACCGGCACGGGTATGCCACTTAATACGGTCATCACGGCCATCAATGACAGCACCGTTACGCTGAACAACAATGCCACAGCAACAAATGCGGCGGTCAGCCTAGGGTTCGATTCTGGCGAACTGAATAACTTTGTTTTCGCCATGATCGGCTCGAACCATCGGCCAATGTTCAATAACGGCCAGCACAGCATGGTCGGGATTCTTGGTAACCTGACTATTCATACCGTAGACAACCTCGGCTTCAATCAGGTGCATCTGACGAATTGTGGTGTTCGTGGCGTGATCGAAGCAACAAGCACGGCGAGTAGCACGATGCACCTGTATGCGTACCAGAATGCTACTTTCGACACGCTTAAAGCCACCGGTACTCACGGCATCACGTTGTACGCCGTGGATTGCCAAAACAGTAGTGGCGGCAACGGGTTTGGAAACATTATCGGCAACGTGTGGTTCAATACGCTCGAACACATCTTTTTCCAAGCATGGGCGTCCATTTTTTCAACCGGCCGCCACGGCGTTTTCAACATGGACGCCACGTTCATGCCAGCCTACAACGAAATCAAGGCCACA